TTTTATTTATATTAATTATTCTATCAACAAATGGATAGATAATAATTTTTAAATGATAAAAAAATATAATTTATGGCAGACGGGTTTGGAATAATTATGGCAGAGATAGATGTAGGTGGAATAAAATTTAAAGGCGGTAAGATTGTAATTATCTTAACAGCATTAGGGTCTATAGGTGGAGCGCTGTGGACAGCATTTGTTTTTTACCAGGATTATTTAAACTTAGTAGATAAAGTAAAAAACTTTGAAGCGCCTGACCTAAGTTATTTTCAGGAACAGTTATCTGTAACAGAAGAAAAAATAAATTCATTAACTCTCCAGGTAAATGAGAAATTAGATTCTTTAGAGCAACGGGTAGATGTCAATATAAAATCTATCAATGTAGAACTAAGAACTATTAATGAATTGGTCCAGGCTGCTGCTAAAGATGCCAGGCAAGTTCGTAATGATTTAAGAGCCGATATGCTTCTAGTAGAAAAACAAATAAGCGAAGTGGATAAGAGGTCCAGGGACAATGTAAAAGATACATCTACTTCTATTCGTAATAATGAATCAACAATTCGTGGCCTAATTAATGAGGCTGAAACTAGGTTTGGTGAGAAAAGAAATCTCATTGAGCAAGACTCTTCACGAAGAGCGGAGTCTTTTAGCAAACTCTTAACTGATTTGGAAAATCGTTTTGATACCAAATTAGAAAGAGCATTATCAAACCCGTTAGCGGGACAGTAAAGGATAGAACTATGAGTCGAGGTAGACCTAAGAGTTTAAATACAGTTCATAAAGAAATTATGGCTGAGATTGAGGCCTTATCTATTAAGATAAAGTTTAATCATTTTAAATCTGAAGAAGATAATAAGAAGATTGACGATAGGATTAAACGATTAGAAACCATTATGTGGTGTAGCAGCGGAAGTATTATTTTATTCCTGGCTGGCATAGTTACTAAGTTTACTTTCTCATAACAAAAGGAGAAGTAATATGGAGATGATTTTAAATTTAATGAGTGGAGCGCCTGAATGGTTAAACGCAATATGTTTAGTTTTGTCGAGCTGTACCGCTCTCACAATATTAACCCCGTCAAAATCGGACGACAAAATACTTAACACAATACTAAAAGTATTAAATTTTGCTGCTGGAAACTTCGGGAAGAATCGAAATAAGGATACATAGCATGGGAATATTTAGTGCTATTGGAGGAGTCGCCAAGTTAGCTGGTAAGCTGCTTGGTGCGCTCTGGATAAAACGGGCCGTTGAAGGGTCTATGTTAAAGAAAGATATGAAACAAATTAATGAGGCAAAGAATGTTAAAAAAGATATTGCTAGGACTAGTGCTGCTGGCAAGCGCTCCAGGCTGCGCAAGTTTAAGCGCACTAAACACGAATAATAGTTATTGTAATATAGCTGACCCAATTTTTGTACCTGACGAGGACATAGATACTATAAGTGATTCTTTAGTCGATAGCCTTTTGGTCCATAATGAAGTGTATGAAAAATTGTGTGATGATTAATGTATGAATATAAATGTAAATTATTAAGAGTTATAGATGCGGATTCCGTAAAAGCGGACCTATTTTGTGGGTTTAATATTGTACTTAGCAATGTATCTATAAGATTTTATGGTCTTGATACTCCTGAGTCCCGCATAAATACCAAGAAGTATCCAGAACGAATACCTGAGAAAGAGTTAGGATTAAAAGCCAAACAATTTTTAAAAGAAATTCTCCCAAAAGAATTTATTATTAGAACTCAAAAACCAGACTCAACGGGAAAATATGGGAGGATACTTGGTACTGTATGGACCATGAATAACATTAATATATGCGAAGAACTTATAAAAAATAATTTTGCAAAACCTTACTACGGAGGAAAGAAACAAAAATGGATATAGAATATCTTAAAAAACTATTAAGAGAACACGAAGGAGTAAGAAGTTTAGTTTATGATGATGCAACGGGCAAGCCTTTAACTAAAGGGGATACTTGTATCGGATTTCCTACGATAGCGGTGGGTCGTGAACTGAGCGATATGGGATTAAGTGATGATGAGATAGATTACTTATTAGAAAATGATGTTAAGAGATGTATAGAAGAAATAGAAAGGCAGCACTATTCCTGGTGGCCAGGATTAAATGATGTCAGAAAAATGGTAATAGTTAGCCAGGTATTTAATATGGGATTGTCAAGGTTTAGAAAGTTTAAGAAACAAATAAAGGCCCTGGAAGATGCTGATTTTACCAGGGCCTCAGAAGAAATGCGGGATTCAAATTGGTATAAACAGAACACTAATAGAGTAGAAGAACTAGCGGTGTTTATGGATTCAGGATTAAATCCTAAATAATTTTAATACTCCTGGGTATTCCTTTTGTCCTAGTAATCCATCCTTTTTTCTGCAAACTATTTATTCTAGTATAAACCGAAGATAATTCTGTATTAGTTACCTTTTGCATCTCTTCAAAAGATGGGCTAAATCCATTTTCTTCTTGGAATTTTTTGATAAAATCATATAGGATTTTTTGCTTAGGAGTACGTCCTAGTTTTTCTGTAACTTTATACGATTCATTTTTAGCTACTTCTTCAATAAAAGTTTTTACAACATCATTTTTATTTTTTATCATTTTTTAAACCCTCATGTTCCATATAATATTTAACTAAAAAACAAAACACTTGTGCCTTACTAAGTTTCATACCAATAGTTTCAATTAATTTGTTTTGTATTTTTTGAAAAACCTCCCATCCAAAATCATCAAATTGTATAGATTGTTGTTTCTTGCCGTTATTACTATTTATAGCAATTCTTTTTTGCGAATCCCTCATAATATTTCCTCCACCTTTATAGACTTGGCCCTGGCTGGTGGGGAGTCATTAACAGTATAACCCTTTCTTCCGTTAGTCATGCCCCAGGTAATCTTATAATTCTTACCCTCACCTACTTGGTGAATAGCTAATTTATCCATAAGTTTTTTAGTAGCCTCATCTCTTAACTTTGTTGCAGCTGATATAGCAGCCTTCGCAGCTTGCAACTGCTCGACTAAATCTTCATCATCCTGATCTAAAGGTATAGATGGCAAATCTTCTTCAGAATTTGCATACACAAGTGCGCCTTCATTCGGAGAAAATATACTGTACCAATCAACAACTCCTTCTTCTTGATAGACATGCAGCTTATTATCAAATTCTTTTACTTCATTTTCTATAACTGATTGAATGCTTGAGTCAGATTCATATACATAAACTATATGTTTAGTTCCCTGGTATAAAACGGATACTGCTCCCCAGGAATAACCAGTACACATCATCAATCCCTGGATTTGTATTGGCCCTCTAGCTGGGTCTGGTTTATCAGATGGATAAACACCCGTCAGTTTAGCTTCAAGTACTCCTAACCCTTCTATATACATAGAGTCTAAAATGTTTCCATCTTTGCCTATACAATATATTCCTTTCTCTTTATCAGAAACTATAAGCTGCGACTTTGTATTTGCAATACCATCTAATGATCCTTGTAATGGTAAAAATTTATGTTTGACGGGTACTCTTAGGCCCGTACTTAAATCAAATAAATTTAATTTTTTAGCAAGATATTCTAAATTTAATATTTCTGTTACATTACCAAAATGAATTGCATCATTATGTATAACGGGACGAATATATCCTGGCGCTAAAGCATCAATAGATTTTTGAAGTTCCTGGTTAGGTGAAGAATATTTTAAATTAAAACCTAATAATGAAGGTAATCTGGAACAACTCATGGTTACATCATTAGTTAATTTTCCAATAGCAAGTTTTGTTTTTGTCATTGTGCTATCCCCATTGCTGCTAAAGCTAATGGAATAAGAAAAATGATTCCTAGCATAATTATTGAAAATGCAATACAGTCTTTTAGTAGGCTGAATGACACTATCTTAGTAAGCCTATTCAGCTTATTTATTTTAGCAACGTCCCTACTATCGGTAGTAGGTAACACTTTTTTGTTATAATATACATTATGCGCCTTGGAACTTCTTAATCTATGCCAAGGGCCTAGCCAAACTGGTCTGCCAATACCAGCGGTATCCCCTTGTGAGAAAGCATTTCCAGATATTACTTTAAATAATTCAAGTGGTTTATTCATCATTTTTCCTTTCAAATTAGACATTTACACGATTCAAACGGTGGAAAATTTTGACATACAACATATAGTACTAACGACAACCTCTAAAATCCAGACCTTTTATTGGCAAATAACCTTCGTCAGCCGTTTCAATTAAATTTCTATGCAACTGATATAATACAAATTTGCAATAATTTACTCTTTGAAATTGGCTCATAGATTTATCTGCTAAGGCATGTTCAAAAGTTTTAGCTACTTCTTTAAATTGAACTACAGTAGTTTTAATATGGTCGTTGCATAACATAGGAACTGTAATTCTATTACAGCTGCCTTTAGCTACTCGCCTAGAATAAGACTCCCGATTTTGAAATTCTTTTACTTTACTATTGTATGACATTTTCTTTCCATCCCCCTTCTAATTTTATACTAATTAAATACACTATGTTGTAAACTCTAAATTTTAGACTAAAAAATAGACTAATTATTAGATTTTACTTTTTGTCTTTTAACAACATCTTCTACTCTATCCTCAAATGCTTTCATCATTTCGTATCCAGCTGTAAAACATAATCCTCTATATCGAGGCGGATTTTTAATCTGGCATATCTCTTTAGATTCAATACCTTCTTTAACTATTTTAAGTAATGTATCTTTGTTTCCCATACATAATTTCTTAACCATAAGCATATTGACTAGATCATTACGACCATGCCAAGGCAAAAGATTTAATATGTAAGGTGGTAAAGCATGGTAACGACTAACAATAGCTAAACTAGAAATAACTCTATGATCTAAAGTTAAGTTCCATCTTTTTCTAATATTAGTATAAGATGCCGTAGTTAATGTCGTGTTAAACGCTAATAAATCTAAACTCCATTGCTTATGATTAGTTTTATTTCTATCTTCCCAAGGAACTACTGGGTAATTATCTCGTTCTCTAAATAATTTAGTCATTATATATGCCTCCCCGCTTCATAATGTTTCGTAAACTGCTTAAACTCCAATGCTTGTTGCCCCTAGGTGTGAGGATTCCTTTAACTTCCAGGGCCGTTTTTATCTCGGCCAAGGTATCGCATTTGCCATATTCTTTTATCTCTGAAATAACCTTGCAAATTTTAGAAGCATCATCTTTAGCCTTTTTTTGTAAGAAGTCAACCCCAGCTTTTGAGCCAATGTGTGGATTAGGTGAACCAAGTTTAATACCTTGTTTCTTTTTTGCTGCTAATGCAGCCTTAGTTCTTTCGCTAATTAAAGAGGCCTCATACTCCGCAACATTAGCTAACAGATTAAGCATAAATTTTGTAGTCGCTACGTTATGAAACTGAGGTACATCACAAGCCATGAACGGAACTTTAGAGTCAATTAGCCTGGACAAGAAAGCAACGTTCCTGGTCAATCTATCTAATTTAGCAACCACCAGGGTAGCCCCCTTCTCTTTGCATAGTTCCAGGGCCTCTTTAAGCTGCGGTCTATGTCGATCGGTACGTTTACCAGATTCCATTTCTACAAAAGAGTCAATTATTTCCCAAGCGCCACCGTTTAAATGGTCTTGAACTAAATCCTTCTGGGCCTCCAGGCCCAAGCCAGATTTCCCTTGGCGCTTGGTACTAACTCTATAGTAAGCAACAAACTTACCTTCGTGTTTAGTTCCTGGTCTAGCCATTATTCATACTCCATTTCTTTTACTAGTGGGTGCATATTTGCTTGTTCAGCAGCAGCATTATATTTTACTGTTAATTCATTATATTTATTTAAAAGGTCATTATATTGTTCTTCATAGTCTGGTTCATTCCATAACTTTTCAAATTTTCTGTTAAAAGAATGATAGTTACTATCTTCAAAAGCCCTATAAGAAACTTCATAAATATTATCTCCGTTCCATTTACAAAACTTTGAAACTAAACCTCCTAAAGCATCCGTATCTTTAACCTGGTTTGCTGGAATAGTGTAACCGAGTTCTTTCATGTCCTGGACGACACTTTTTAATCTGTCCATAATATCTTTTTCTCTTATTGAAAATTCTCCTGGTAAGTATTTCATATTGTATCCTTTCATATTAATTGAAGTTGGGTTTGTGGAGTTCCGAATAATCCTTCCTGGACAAACGTTTTAACCTGGTCAGGAATTTGTTTAACTTTCTCTGGAATTGGGAAAGAATAACTTAACACCTGGTAATTTAAGGTGCTGCTTAAATATTCTTTTCTCAAGATTCTGTATATTCTCTGCCAGGTAGGACCGTGGCCGCCATATCCAGGCTCTTTCAAGAAGAAGTCAATAGCATGGGCTATCTCATGGCATAACAACAAGGCCAATGGCGCTCCCGTATGAACTTTTGGGTCGCCAAACCAATCGCCTATGTCTGGGTCATTACATATTCTATTGTATTCTATCCAGGCAACCTTGCCAGATTCAAGCTGCTTAATAAGTTTGGCATATTGGGCCTTTTTACCTCTTAATGGAGTGTAAATAAATTGGCTTAAATGTTTTTTCCATTTAGAAACCCAAGGATCATTTATTGTTTCCCAAGCATTGCCTTTTGTTTCCCATTCAGCAATACCAATGTAAGGAATTGGTTTCCCTTTTTTCCAATACCGCCCGCCCCAAGAAGTTCTACCTTTTATAGTTCTAACTTCCAAGATATTTCTAAATTTACTATCTTTAAGCAGCCCCTTATTCTCAGCGATAGTAATAATATCATCTATCATACTATCTCTGTCTTTAGGAACTTTAGTAAACATTGATGTCATTTAACCTCCATTTCTGTTGCAGTTTTAGACCAATGAATTTCTTTCAAATCTTCTTCCGTCAACCAAGGCTCTTCCCACCTTAAATACATAATTATCTTACCGTTGATAATTTCGTTTTTACCCAAGGTATCTTCTAAATCGCCAATGTAATCAAAAAGTGAATCATCACCTAACCCCTCTCCAATTTTGCCGATAGCATCCTTAACTTTAATAGGCTTTTTTAAAGCCTTGATTAATTGTTTTTTATCATAATGCCAAGTACCCATTTGATGTCCTTTCTGTTGGTTTTTGGGGATTTTTGGAAGGTTTCTAATTTCTTACTAAAAACCTTACACTTGATATATAGGTATTAATTGGTATTATGTCAATACCCAAACGGTACTTTTTAGGAAAAAAAATGAAAATAATATCAAAACACCTCCATTTATCCGCAGATGTCTGCGATTTATTGAGAGAAAAAAAAATTAGAGAAAGACGGTCAGAATCATCAATAGTTGATGATATAATCCGAAGCGCATTAAAAAATAAGATGCAAGAAGATGCTAAAAACATCATTCAAGCAGCGGGACGGGTAATTTGACTACTATGCAAAAGAGAAAAGGTAGTGGTTTTGAACTAGAAATAGTCAAATACCATAGGGACAAATTAAAAGTTCATGCTTATAAGCAGCCTTTATCTGGAGCGCTAGGCGGAAGATTTAAAGGCGACCTGGTAGTAGCTGGCATGATCGCAGAATGCAAAAGGCGAAAGAAAGGGTTTAGTACATTATACAAGGCCGTTTCTCAAGATGATGCGGACCTGGTATTTGTTAGGGACGACCATCAAGAGCCTCTAGTTGTTTTACCGTGGAAAACTTACGAACTCTTCGTTAAGTGGTTAGAACTTGCCGACAAATTTCCACCCGAGCCAGCGGATTCTGGTGATAATGATAAGGAGTAATGACAATGAATTTAGATTTAGGTTCAGATTCAGTTGAATACGTTGCCTGGAAGGCTCAAGAGAAGAAATGGTATGTAGACGGGGAAGAATGTCCCATATCAGCTTTTCTTATTGATGCCGACAGCATAAAATTAGGACAAGGTAAATTAGCAGCAGGAGTTTCGCCAGAATGGATTTGGAATGAAAGCCCTGGTCAAAAGCAAGATATTCAAGAAGGGTTTAAAAAAGCCTTTTATCTTAAAATATATATGTCAAAGAAGCATGGTTCGTCTGTAACAGAATGGCGAGAATGGATGACTACACAAAGAGCCTCAAGAGATGCTTTAATGCTTTTATGGAACTCAGTTGATAAGCTGGAACGAGGTAAACTTATGAAAGTTAATGTCAAAGGCAGCAAGGCTACAAAAATGGGAGAGGCTACAGTAAATGTACCCGTCATAACTTTTGATTCCTGGGTAGATAGACCAGCAGATAAAGTTGTTGAAGAGCCAAAAGACCCAGTAGACAAGATATTATCGGATGACCTAGAAGATGAAATAGATTGGGGATAAATGTCCGATATTTCCGACAAAATGGAAGAGGTGGCTGTTCATTTTTGGGGGCAGCCAACCTCTAAAACAACCAAAGAACTTCGCTGGGGTAATCATGGGTCAAAGTCTGTGAATTTATCCCAGGGAACTTGGTATGACTTCGAGAATGAAGAAGGCGGAGGTGTTGTTGACCTGGTAAAAAAAGAAATGCCAAGTCTTAATGGGTCTATACAAGGATTCCTGGAACAATTTACCGACATGCCAAAACCCATAACTAAAAAATCGACTATATATGACTACAAAAATTTAGAAGGCCAGACAATATACCAGGTAGTACGTTACGAACCTAAGTCATTTCGGCAGCGCAGAGTACAAGATGGCCAAACCGTATGGAACTTACAAGGTGTTACTCCCCTACCCTTTAGACTAAATTACATCAAAGATAAATCCCTGGTATTTATTGTTGAAGGCGAGAAGGATGTCCTTCA